AGCCCGTTGTTCATCGGTCAATTCGGCTAGCTTCCCCGTAGCGGTAGCTTCCGCTTTGGTAGCGTCACTCCGAACGGTTCCACCAAAGTAAATCCAAACCCTCTTGCAAGAATTGAGGGCATACACATCGCCATCGGTCAATTCCCCGTAGTTTAGATGGCTACCATTAGCCGTGGCGAATATCACCGAATCTTGTTCATCTATTCGGAAGGTGCAACCTTTGAAGCTAGATGGGGCTACGGGCCCACCACGTTTGCTACCGTAGTTGAAATCAACTACGCGCCCTAGGTCAAAGTCGATGTAGCCGCTAAACTTGACCTTCCCATGGCGTTCGCGTAAACCGCCAACTACGCCAACTACGGCGGTTTGGATATCGTCACCATCTAGGCCTACATTGGCTACGCGTTCGGCTTTGCTATCCTCGATGCCTTTGGAAGTAATTTTCTTGAGCGCGCCTACCGCTTCATTCAATTCTACGGCGTCTAGGTTGCCACCCGTGATAGCCTCGACTAGTTCCGCTTGGGTCATCGTCTTGTATTCCATGATGGGTATTTACCCCTCTACTAAAATTCGGGCGCGGATATGCGCCTCGTACCTAGGATTATGAGGCTTCTAGGGCGCAATGTCACGCTCAAAACCTCCAAAAAACTACTTTTTTTTGTACCCTATGGAATATTGATACTATCAGTGGTATTGTATGGTGTTTTGGGATAGGTGGGTTATCTATAATGGTTATAATGTGCGTGAGCTCGTAGTTGCAAACGCCGGCAATTAATAATGATTCCAAGATCGAGGTCCATTACTATGTTGGAATGATTATTATCTTGGCATTGCTATAGATGGTAGGCGTGTGCTATTGCAACTAGTTGTAACCTGGGACCATTACTAGTTGATAATCATTCTGATCTGATAGTCATTCAAGTTTGCTAGCTTTGGTAGTTGCGAGCTATTGCAACCTGGAATGATTACTATCTTTGAATGGTTATAGATAGGGGGGACATCGCCAAGTGGGGGGGTAGGGGGGCCGGTAGACGCTGCTTTCCAGAATCCAAGCCATTCTGTGTATTCTGTGTACACCGTTATCCCACCGTTACCCGCACAATGGTAATGTTCCCTATTACTGTCTAACTGGAATCGAGCTGTGCTGCGCAGTTGGATTGGCAAGATGGCCAAAGAGGTAAGAATGACCACCTTGCCAAGAAGAAGGGTAAAAAAGGTAAAAACGGAACCCCCTAGAAGTGGCGGGGACCAAACTAGGGGGCTCACAGAAGGAGGTGGTCTACTGTATTGTCACAGTAGAACAACGGAACTCTACCATAAATAAACGTAACTGTCCCAATGACATCTGGCAGATTTTGCGATTAGCTGGTGAGCGACTCTCGTCCATCCCAGCCCAGATAGTACCCCTAACCAGGATATGGGATCCTGGTCCACCACCCTCGTTTATAAGGGGCCAGTTCTATCTGACGCACCCATCCTATATGGCTGGGTCGGGAGTATTGGTCGCCTCCCGCACTGTCATCGCAGGGTAGCATGGGCAGGGCTGCCTTGCAAGGGTCAGTTGTCCCGTTGTATGCTGTCCTCATGCGAGTACATCTAGGTGAGATATGTGAGCCCTGCGCCGATGATTGGATCCATCTGTATATGTCGGCAGGGGTGAGTAAAGACTTCATCGAATATGATGTGGTCGATCCACCAGACTGTGATGAATGTGAGGGGGAATCTGAGGATGATTGAGAAACCACCACCCCAGTGGCAACCCCCCTGGCGGAAAGGGGAGTCCGGCAACCCATCTGGCAAACCTGTAAAACACAGTAAGGACCTCGCCAGGAAGATACTATTCTCCACACAGAACGGGGAGATGCTGGTACGGCGTTTAGTAGCGTTGGCCCAGGGCGAGATAGAGGGCTCCAGGCCCAGTGATCAGGTCCGCGCCATAGAACTGCTCCTTGACCGGGCCTTCGGTAAGGCCACCCAGGTCATAGAGATCGAGGGCGAAGTGGTACACCGGGCCATAAACGACTTCTCGGACGACGAACTAAGAGCCCTGGTAGACTTGAGAAAACGCATCATAGACGGCACCTCACGGGTGAGTGATGGTACAGACGGCCCATGAGCATGAGTCCCTGGCGCTAGAGGTCGGTGAAGCAGCTAGTTTCACGCTAGCACAAAGACACTTCAGTGACTTCTTGAACTATGTATATGTACTTGAACCACCCCCTGGCAGGGGGATAATCCCATTTGAGAGGTGGGACCACCTGGTCGAGGTATGCCAGAACCTGGAAGATGAGAAGCTCATCGTCTGGCTTAAGTCCCGCCAGACAGGGGCATCCTGGCTCCTGGCAGCCTACGCGACCTGGACGGCCATGTATAAGGAAGGGGCGCTGGTACTGCTCCTATCCCAGGGTGAAGAAGAATCAAAGGTCCTATTATCAAAGAGCCGCTTCATATATGAGAGGCTGCCAGTAGGACTTAGGACCACGCTGGGCACGGATTCCAGGCAGGAACTCACCTTCCCACAGATGGAATCAGGCATCAGAGCCCTCCCATCCACTGATAAGGCAGGCCGGTCCGCCACCGCATCACTCGTCATACTGGATGAGGCCGACTTCCACGAACACCTGGAATCTAACTACGCCGCAGTCAAGCCCACCATAGATGACCTTGGCGGCCAACTCATCATGGTATCCACATCCAACGCCGGTAATGCCCGTTCCATGTTCAAGAGGGTGTACCAGGAAGCGCCCGATAACGGGTTCAAGAAGATCTTCTACGGCTGGAATGTAAGGCCGGGAAGGGATAACGAGTGGTTCACCGCCAGGCAGCGTGAGTATTCGGACATATCACTGTTCGAGAAGGAATACCCCTCCAGTGAGGCCGAAGCCCTCTCCCCGCCCCGGAGCATAGCTGCCTTCGATCACGACATACTTAATCTGATGTCCCAGGACTGCCGCACCCCCATCCGCACCCCCCAGGTGGGGCCAGTCACGGCGAATATCTGGCAGGAGTTCCACCCCGGCAAGCGGTACGTGGCCGCAACCGACACATCCCACGGCACCGGCGGCGACTGGGCCGTGACCGTGGTATTAGATGTAAGCACGGGCTACGTCGTAGCTGATATCCAGACCAATCTGATACCCCCGGACCAACTTGCCTTAGCCTCGATGGAACTGATGAAGCTGTACCATAACCCTGTCTGGGGCATAGAAGATAATGACTGGGGTGTACTGACCATATCCACAGCCAGGGAGGCCCGGTATCCGCATCTGTATTACCGGGACGATGATAAATGCGGCTGGCATACAGATGAACGTTCCAGGTATATACTCTGGGGGGAACTGATAGAGGCTGTATTCGATAGACTCGTGGTCGTACCCAGTCAAGAAGGGCTAGACCAGTTCTATGCAGTCATCCGTAATCCCAAGAAGAATGGCAGGATAGAAGGACAGGTCGGAGCCCATGACGACTATCCTTTGACTATCGGCATAGCGTGGCAGCTCAGACGCTTTGCCCAGGCCACAGGTCGGGATCTCTACGGCCCCCAGGAGAACGGCTGGAAACGCATATTGGGACGTAACCGTAACCGTTTGAGGTGGTAGTTTGGCTTACGACGATAAACCGACAGTAGAATCCATCCGTCAGATGACCCGGTATCTGCAGGACCTATGGTCCCGCACACATACCAAGTGGCAGGAGGTCGACAGCTATTACCAACAGACCTTCAAGCTCTGGCCAGATGGCATGAACCGCCCCGAATGGCTGAAGCCGGCCCGCTCACGCTCGATAGTGGACCACGCCGTAGACCACCAGTTGGCCTATGAGCCGATGATCCATAGGTGGCCCAGCACCCAGACAGAAGCGAGCAAACGCCGGGCCGACCAGGTGGAGCCCGCCATGAAGGCGATCTTGGACGAGGCGTCCTTGTTCGAGCCGAACCTCACCTGGAAACAGGTCGGTAAGCATCTCCTCTTATATGGGTACGCCGTGGTCGAAGACGGCTTAGATACCATGTGCATGGCCCAGCGCCGTGAGAAGCCCAAGAAGGGACGCGGCGAGCCACAAGACGAGTACGACAGGCGCGTTCGTATCCACCGTAATGCCACCAAGAGCATGATGCCCTTCAGGACCAGGGCTCCCCACCCGTCACGGATACTACTTGACCCCACGGAGAAAGA